CTTTCTGACATGTACTGTGACTTGTGAATGTCTCCCATTAAAACGTAGTCATAACCAATGAAAAATGACACATTTTCTTCGCCGCCCATCATCTTATACCCGCTGTCAGACTGGCATCCAATAATAGGCCCGTGATATAGTGCTATGTTTATTTTGTCGTCTACCGGATGGATATTTTCCCAGCCCTCTTTGTCAAAGCAGGAAAACACACACCAGTTTATTTCTGGAAACTTTTGGTCAAGGTAGCACCCGCTCTGCTTATAAAGAGTCGCGCTTTCTGGACGATTTATTGCTTGAAAAATTGGACTTATAGAATCCTGGCGAACTGAGTTTGCAAGATTTCCGTCGTGATTACCAAGAATGGTTCTAACGGGAGCTATCTCATAAAGACCCCTGAACATCCACGCCATCTTTTCGACAACTTCCGGAGAAATGCCTTGAGTTTTTGTGTGATAGATATCACCAGTACAGACTATTAGGTCTGGCTTTTCTTCCTTCAGGGTTTCAAAAAGCTTTGTAAAGGCCCTGGTGTATTCCTCGTGCCTTACTGTGCTGCGCCAGTGTATATCTGAAATTTGGACTATCTTAATATTGTTCATTTCTTATTTCCAAAAGCCATTTTTATTTTTTCAAGAAGATAGTTTTCTCTATTGAAATTGGTACCGGTGTCTTTGAGATGTGCAAATTCTTCTTTGGTCATTGCACCTACGTCACCTTTTGTTTCTGGGATAGAAAGAGTCGTTATATTTATCCCATACTCAGACAGGTCTTTGGCGATTTTAAGACTCTTATCCTTAGCGTCTGCATCCAAGGCCAAAATAACCGGGGTTTCATTCTCCACTATTTTTCTAAACAGAAGATACTCGGGACCAAAGGAAGAACCTAGCAGACATGTGGCGTTCTCATTACACTTTAGTAAGTCAAATGGTCCTTCAACGATAGTTAATGGCTTAGACCAGTCTATGTTTATCTCATTGAAGATGACTGATTCCCTTGAAATAGTTGGGTTTAAATATTTTGGGTAGACTTTTTTGTTGTACGATCTTGCGGTCCAGTAGTTGAGATTTCCATCAGAACTAAAAGAAGGAATTATAATTCTCTCTTTTGTATTTTCGTTGTCTGGCGCTATGCCAAACTTCCAGTACCAAAAATCTTTTTCTGAAAAGATTCCTCTCAAACTCAGGTATCTTTTTGCCTTTTTAGCCTCATAGCAATCGGCGTGCAACAAGAATTTATAACCTTCTGGAAGCGCAATATTGTGGTTTGCCGCCTCTTCAACTTCCTCTATGGAAATATCTGTTAGTTGCTCACTTTTCAGAAAACGAGAAACATACTCGCCAAGATAATTTGGGTACCATTTTTTAATAAGCGGAACCAAATTTCTAGATTTAAAATTGCAAACCCAACAGTGCCCCACGAAGGTATCTGTTCGTATTACAAGTTTTTTCTTGCTATAGCCTACTCCTTTTTTATGTTGGCACTCAGGGCAAACAACAGAAATATTCAATCCACCATTTGAAAGCTTGCCGTCTCCAAAGACTTTCTCAACAAACTCTATTGCCTGACCCTTGGTAAAAATTGTTGTAGTGGACGACATTCCTACGGGGAAGACTGTAACACCCCGGCGTTTATGTTATGAACAGGAAAGAGTTTCTGACCTCCACAAACGGCTATCCAGGCGTCTCCCATATCCTGATTGCAAGCGTCATATACCATCTGTCCGGTATTTTTCCCAGTCTTTGCCATGTGTTGTAGCCACGGAAATCCAGGGTTTATATTTAGAACCTTTTCGAAGACTTTCTCCTTAGTTGACCTCGTTTTATCTTTTGTGTCTATTTTAATTCCAATCTGGGCTCTTGCGGATCTTACATTCACAAAGGTAGGCTTTATTCCATACGCCTCGTAGGCCACAAGACAAGCAATGGCATTCATTTTTGCAAGAGTAACAATGGTGCCAGCAGAAGAAAATCCCGGAGAAAACTTTTTGGCAACATCCTCCACAAAAAGCCTTTTAATAATCCAGGATGGAGAGATGTTTTTTGTAAACTCTTTTTTAAATTCAGACGCCTTGTCCCACAAGTCATCAAGTTTGCTACTGGTAAGCTTTATCGGAAACAAGGAAATAAGATTTCCTGTGGAATGATTCACGACGCAAACCCCAACCACGGAGGTAGAAACATCCAAACCAATATCTACTTCTACTTTTTGCTGAGGTAGCGTTGTCTTATTTTCTCCGCCTTCTGAAGTGGGAGCACTATTTTGTCTGTCCAAAATTCGTAAATTATTTCCGGTTTCTGACTTGCGCACCATATCTTTGCTGCCTCTGCCTTTCTCTGAACTCTAAGATTTGTTAGTTGGTTTTGTCTCTTTACTTCTACCATTTTTACTTTTCCATCTGCATACCAGATAAGAAAGTCTGGAAGATATTTTCTAAGTCTTTTGGTTGTCTGATTTGAAGTATAACGTATCTCAATTGACTCGTAAGCATAGGCCAGAACAGAAGGGTCATTGTCGAGATATTTGCAAACGGTATATTCCCACCCAGACCTGTAGTTTATTGGAGCGTTACATTTTGGGCTATTGTGAACTCCGGTATGATACCTGGTTTTCTTCCTTTTGCGCTTTCTAGTGGTCGCAGATGTATTTTTAGAAGCCTTGGAAGCCTTTGTAGCCTTTTTAACCATGAGATATCTATCCTACTACAAGTTAGTCTAGGATATTTTTATAGATTTTTCTATAAATATATACAGAAATATATTTACCAGAAGAGATGAAGAGGGGAAGTAAAATATTTTTTATTACAGCCATCGTGCTGGCCATAGCATCTTTTTTTATCACTAAAAATTTCCTTAGGGAAACCCGCTACGAATTAACAAATGACTTAAATGTCAACATAAGTCACTGGCACCCTGACAACTTTCCCTTGTCTTTACGGGTGGACGTTTCTTCTTTTTCGCAGGAAAGAAGAGAAAGGATAGTGTTGGCAGCAGATCACTGGAATAATGTAGTTGGGGAACTTGTTTTTGTTGTAAGTGAAATAGACCTAGACACCCATATAACAGTAGGAGTCCTACATGATCCCGAAGCTGGGGAAATCTGGGTACGGGAGACAGAACTTGGGTTGTCGGTAGGTCATAACAGCGGAAATACATTGGGATTAACAGAAATAAGACATGACATGTCTACTTTAGACTTCACCACAATAGGAAGCGGAGTAGTAACCCTGGACAACGACACAGGAACTAGTGACTTGTTTCTTGTTGCCGTACATGAGTTTGGGCATGTTTTAGGTCTTGGGCACGACAGAGATCCTCTGTCGATTATGTACCCATATGTGTTAGAATGTGGCGGAACTATAATGGAAGATGACATCGCCTACATCAGAAGAGAAATGCACTCCAGTTTCCCACCACCATTTTTTTGAAACGCTATTCTAGTGCAATAAGACTCAGAAATTACCAGTCTATTTTCTGCACGAACATGATTTTGTCACCGGTCCTTTTGATGATCGGCTGTGCAAAGTGTGTTTTGGTGATAACGTTTAGATTGTCATCATGTACATACAATCCAGATAGCCAGACATATTGCTCGTCTGTTTCATTGGCAAGGCTGTCAAATGGACTGAGGCTAGAACTAATAAATGACGGATTAGAACTAGAGGTAGCCGTGAGCGGCGGCAAAAGAAGATTAAACTTCAAAACATGAACATTTTGTTCGCCCGAGAACTCCATCGTCCAACTTTCCTCGCCAAAGAAATAAAGCTGTGGAGACTTTAAAAGCAAAATCCCTTCATTGTAGAAGACGTTGCCAACAGAAGCCCAGGTTGCCTTAGAAGTAAGAGCGTCAGACCTGTATAGATTTCCAAGACCGTCATCTCTAATGGAAATTCCTACTTTTCCACCAGACCCAGACATGGCAGAGTCCTGAAGAAGCAAGGTACCAGGTTTTATTTTGTTTCCATAATAGAGGTTGCTTATGTCAAAAAATACCACCTGATTTGATGTATTGTCCCTGGTCCTGTGAAGAATGGCAAGGCTATCAGAGGCACTACCGCTAAGATTATTTGGAGTTGGGCCAAGGATACCGTCTACAATGGAGCCAGACTCGGCAGACAAGCCGAAGGCTAAGGTTCTAAGCGGAACCATATCTCTCAGAGAAACAAAGCCATAGTTTATATTTCCGAGGTCGTTTCTAAATTTTTCATTTGACCCGGTTGCAAGGAAGTCAAAATTTGGAGTAAACTGGCCATTGTCACATGGCAATATGGTATATTGACGTTTCCTATTGGAACCAGTAGCAAACAAAAATTGATTTGCACTAATAATGTCTGAAGTTTGATTTATTGTTGACCCGGTAAGACTAAGCCATCTTGGGAACTTGTTCTGGACAAATTCTTTTCCAAAGTTCTCCAAGTTCATATACATACCACCGATACCGAAGCTCATTGTTACGTTAAATGGATCTCTGGTGGTGTCGTCCTTTGTCTGGAAAGGAGTTACCATAACGCCTCCATAAGAACCAACAAAAGACTGCGTTGGAGCCTCTAAGGTAAAAAACGGTGGCAGGTAAAAAAGTAGGTTTTGTAGACTTGTTGGACCAGCAGACTGATACCCAGATACTTCTGGGGTGGAAAGATACTTGTTGAATATTTTTAGGTCATGTATTTCAGCATTAAGTGGATGCGCAAAACTAAAAGAGGTAGGATAGTCTACGCCGCCCACAGAATTAAGTTCCTCAACACCATCTCTACTAGAAACGTCTGCCGTGAAGAATCTTGACATTCCAGAATTTCCGGCGTTGGTGCCTTCATAAAAGTTTCCAACAGACAAAACAATTGGTCCATCTGTGCCAGAATATCCACCTGTAACCCTGGTGCTGGCGATGCTAGTTGTTAGAACAAATTCTGTATCTACTCTACCGTCAATTAATAAGGAACCAGTTCCGTTATTGTAAAGCGGACTTGGCCCACCATGGCGCAAAGAAATATGATGCCAGTTATTTCTCAGAAGAGAATTATCGGAGGAATAAAACGCCAAAGAACTTGTTGTGGCCAAACTTGGAGCAGTTCCAGCACTGGAGGATAGCTGAACAAAAATTCTATAAGCATTTGGGAAACCGTTTATATCCCTAGAGGAACCGGTTACCAGAGAAATCGCCAGAACGCCAGAAAGATGCAAAATGGTTCCAGCCTTGAAAGAGTTAAATTCTGTGTCTGTGGTATATTTTGGATTTATCCAAAAATCTACCGTCCAGGAGCCGGTTGGTGTATACGGGCCATACGGCCAAACTCCAGAAACGGGAGCGTTTGGATAAAGAAGAACAGACTGGGAAGGAACGTTGCTTCCGGTAAAAAAATTAAGACAGTTGTAGTTTGTAAAGGCGAAGTGAGAATTTGGTTGCGTTGTCCTGTAGTAAGGCATTAAGCTGTCTACGGTGGACAATTTTCTAAAGGTATTTTTGTTTAGACTGAAGGGAGGAGTAAACCTTATTATTTCAACCGTTTGCTGTTTTCTGGCGGAGGGCTGTTGTGAATATACTCCAGAAAGATACCCAGAAAGCTGCGCCGTGTTTGAGGAACTTGCTATGGCGAAGGTTTTTGCCTGAACCAAAAGTTGGTTTAGGTCTTGGTCGCTATAGAAAGAAGAACTAAAAATAGAAAGAGGCTGAACTTCTTTCTCCGAGTCGGACCTTCTTGGAAAGATATATAAAGAACCAGATATTCCCGGAATTGATGAAACAGTAGAGCCACTAGAATAAAACCTGCGCGGGTGTGTTTCTAGTGTGAAATTCTCTACGTCATCGGGCGTTATCCTGCGAATTCCCATTTGTTCTTTTTTCCATGGGTCAAATCAGAAATCGTTTCTAACCTTAAGGGTCAAATTTCTTTCGTCGTCCTTCAAAATTGGTCTAGATGTTTTGGCAACCGCTAGAAGATTATCATTTGCATCGTAAAGACCAATAGAGGTTATAAACACGAAACTCTTTTGCGTTTCCTCTTGTCCCTCGTCAATAACAACGATTCTTGAGTCGCTATCCCTGAAGGTAGGATTAGACGAGTAATTGAACTCATCTGCTGAAAGATTGCAGAAATAAATGGTGCTGTTTATGTTCGTAATATTCTGGAATGTAATAGCGGTAGCGGCAGAACCAGAAAATCTGGTGCTGCAAATGTGGTCTAGGACATCATCCACGGAAGCAGACAAAAGGAATTTTGCAAGACTTCCAGAAAACCCTGTAAAACCAGAAGTGCTCATAGCCCTAATGGTTCCACTCAAAAATGTCGTCTGGTCTAGGGATCTTGAAATGTCCAGCACGGCAATGCCTTTGTCAATAAACAAAAGACCTACCGGGAAAGCTGTGTTGGCGGAGTCTACGATCGTTGAAACCTGACCACCAAATGAGAAGTCTTTATTTTCAGAGGAACCAATATCGGAGTAAATTTTTGTGACAGCGGATCCAACTCTATTAAGATTATAGGAGCCGGTAAGAGCCGCAGAAGGATTTAGTTTGATAGCGAAGGTTTCTCTTTTGATTTGGTCTCTGGCAAAGAGTCTTTTGAAATCCAAAAATAGAGCTTCTCTTATCGTGGTGGTGGTAGAACCAGAAGTAAGGGTAAATTCCTCAGCCGCGTCGCCAAGTAAGCTCTGAGCATGGAGCCTGTAGAGGTCCATTTTCTCTCTCATCATAAGGGACTGAGACGGGAATAGATATTTTCCATTGGAGTCAATGGTAAACCCTGAGTTCTGAACAATGACAGAAGCAGAGCTAAATCCAAAGGTAATATCAAACACCGGGTTTGCGGTCTGAAGAGTAAAGTCCTGGTCAAACACCGTTTGGAACAGGGAGGAAGTCACTCCCGGGCCAACACCACCCGTTACGAAAACCTGATAGGATTTTCTAGTGTTAGAACCAGAAATATCTTCATTTATCACATCCACAAGCTGGTTCAAAAATGACCTAGCTGACTTGATATCTGCTGCTGCGAATTCCTTAAAAATTGCCATAGTTTGTCCTAATTTAAATCAAAATTATGAAGTTTTACTAATTTGAACCTCAAACTCATAAACGGATCCACTTTGGATTCCTGAAATCTTTACGAAAGTAGAGATAAGGTTCTTGTTGTACTGAGCGCCATAAATTTGAAACTGGCTTTCGGTAATAGCCTTGGTAGCCAGGGTAAAGGTAAGCCTAGAACCGCCCAGGGAGTTCTCTCCCGCGTCCCTGACGAGAACGTAGGAAGCCCTCTGCTGCGAGTCGATATTGTCTGGGGCGCTTCCTAGGACCTGCAAAAATAGATTTGAAAGCTCGACTATGAAAGCCTGATCCCTAAGCTCCACATCAATGGTTTGCTCATTGTTTATGGTTTGGGAGATATTAACCTGCCTGCGCTTGGTGGTCGTATTTCCAATGGAGACTACCCTGGCAGTAGAGTCAACACCCTCTCCGGTAAGCTCCAGGGAGGGAAGTCTGATTAGGTTTGGGTTAGAAACAGAAATGCACCTATATTTCTGGGCATAGGAGCCATTTGTAAGGGCCTCGAACACGGGGGTATTCTTATCTATTTTTTCCTTACCAACCGTTCTACCGTACTTGGTAATAATACCATAATCTACCTCGTCATCCCCGCAAGCAAACTTCACAATAGAAAAACTACCATCATTTCTAGAAAGAAATTGCCTACCGGTGTCGGTAAGGACGGCATCCAATATGATATTATTCGTGTCGTTCTGTAAAAATCCCATTTATTTCCTCATATTCGCTACGTTTGCTTTTCTTAAATATTTCTGAGTTCCAAAATAAAGCTTACCATTAAAATTCTATTGCGTCTTCTTCAATTTGGCTCTCAAATGTGGTTTTGTCTTCCAAATTTATGGTAACAGTCTTTTGAGACTGAAGATCGACATTTATCATGGACAAAACATATTTGGAAGAGCTTGAGTCCATTTTGAGAAGTCTTAGGTCATTACCATCATTGTCAAAAACCTTAATGTACTCTGGATTGAAAAATATCTTAAGTCTTTTGTGTCCAGAGTCTTTTATGGTGTCAACAAAAGTGTCTCTGTTTAGGTACATGTTTGGGTAAGCCTTTGGACCCCCAGCAACAGAAACCAGGTTCTTTATGATTTTATTTTTAAACCTGTCGAATCTTGCCTCGAACTGAATGGAGTAATTCGAGGACATCCCGTGGGCATCTATACAGCACATAGCATAAATGTATTTGGAGTCTCTTCCAAATTCTTTGTCAAGATAGTAATTTTTGGGATTGGGAGATTTCTCTACCAAAACTACATCTGGAGTTTCATTCCTTGGCGTTTTAACTACGCTGTCATCGAAGTCCCATTCTTTTATTAGCTCAAACGGGTCATCTATTGTCTTTCTTCTAAAAAGCTGAAAGTATTTTACATCTCTTTGTGGGTTTGGTGGAAAAGACCACATTATTCTTGCGGCTGTGTTCATGTAATCCCAGGCTATGTTAAAGTCTGCAGGAGGTGGCGGAGGCACCCTTTCCACACATGAGACTATACTTGTTGCGCTATCCTGAGAGGAGACCAAGAAAGAAATAGCCACAACTGAGTCAGACTCAAGATCCTGTGCTGCAACCTCTACAAATACCACGCTACGGATTCTGTAAAGGTATTTTCCACCATACTTTATTTTTAAGTCTGCGGTGGTGCCAGCAAGAGGACTTTCTACTATTATCGGACTTCTACCTACAACAGTGCCATTTTCAAGAATTTCCTGCTTGTCAATAACATAACCAACCGGTTGAACGGTAGAATCAAAAGCTCCTGGAGAGTCAATAGGTCGAACGCCAATGTACTCAACAACCTCAAGGTCGTATTCGCTTTCATTTAGAACGCCGGCAGACAAATTGGCAACAGCTTCGGTTTCTCTTTGTTCTGCCTCATCCATGAGTTGTTCTGCCTCATCCTCAAAAAGCCCAACAGGGTTCTCGGTGGCAGAACGAAGAATTTTCGTCAGAACTCTGTTGTTAAACTGAAATCTTGTTTTAGAGTTCTGAATTTGCGAGGTAAGGCGGGCGGCTATCTTTTCTCTATTTTGCTTGGTAACAAAGGTTACTCCAAGTTCCTTAAGGTTCGTTAAAATAGATGCGAGGAAAGACCCACGAAGTCTAATGTCCGTATTGTCGTTAAGGGCTTTAGCGACATCAAGTGGAGATTCCTGCCTCCTTGGCGGAGCATAACCTTTCTGAACTTCCTCAAGGGCTCTGCGAACAAAAAAGTTAAGCCTTTGATCGGCACCAGTATCCTGGAAGTCGATATTGGAATAATCGCCAAGAGTAAAGTCTTGTTCGTTATGAATTTTACTAAAGTTATTTGCTATTGAAGTATTTACGGCAATGTAGTTTTTTGGACCAAGAACCGGTCTCCAGGACAGTTTAACAAGCCGCGGAACTTTGTCTTGAAAGTTTTTTGATTCTATAAAGCTAGAATCGAAATTCTCGGATGGACGCCTTGTAATAAACTTTGGGGCAATCTGGCCGGAGTCGTTTACCCGTTCATCTGGCATGAAAAAATTATAGTCAAACTGTGCGTTAAACCCGTAAACCTCCGGGGCGTTTACAATTGCTATTTTTTTCGAGGGAAGACTTTTGGCCATTTATGCACCACCAGCAGACAAATTGGTTTCTATTACAACGAAATAATCTTCAAAAATTATGTCATTTCTATTCCGTGGTTGTAAGTATTTCTTACCGTCTACATCATAAATCATATTCTGTACAGAATTTTTTGAATATGTGTTTTTACCAGACTCGGTAGACAGAGTTGTTTCTACGTCAATTTCAAAGTCGTCTATGCCTACCGGCACATGAAAAACTCTATCAAATAGCTTTGGCTCCAAAATTCTTCTTTTGATAAATTCAGGTTGAAAAATAATATTTCCATACGAAAGAAGACGTAGAGTATCCTTGGTTTCCTGATCAAGGTTTGGATTTGAAAGAAGTTGGCTTATTGGTTGATTTGGAATATCCTTACCCCTTACATTCTTCAAAAAAGAAATGATGAGGTTAAGGACTTTTTCGTCCTGCGTGTCAAACTTGGTGAAGGTCGTACCAGAGAAGGTTTCCTCGTTCATACGAATGCCGGCAATGAGCCTGAAATATAACTCCAACAAAGAACTTTGAACATGGTTTCTTACCATTTGAAATTTTTGTAATGGAGACAAAAAGTTATATTTGATATTTGATCTAATATCTGAGAGCGTAACGTTCTTCTTGTTCTTAAGAGACTCATAGTCCCTAAGAATGGCATCTCTCACTACCGTATTAAAATTGACACTGGCATCAAGCAAGGAAGCTGGTAAAAAGTTCTTAACAGGGAACAAAGATAAGTCAAAAATAAATTTCTTTGGTTTAAAAACAAGATCATCAAATCTTGCATCTCTCTTGTAGACATTAATCGACACTACGTCAAACTGTTTGTCGTTGAAGTTTGTTTCGTTAATGGCAGTTCTCGAAATTCTATCCGACAAATTTTTGGAAAATCCTGCCGGAATTCCAACTGTCAACAATTTAATTTTAAAATCTGCTTGGTTGCGGTGTCTGTATGCGGGTAACCTAAGCAAAGAAAACATTGTATTTAAATTTACTACCGGAATTCTATCTGTCAACAGATATCCGGTGTCAACGTCAAGCGTTTCATCATCAAGCCCTGCTTCCGCAAGCCTGTCGTCATAGTTGTCAAGAAGCCAAGAAGAAACTCGTACCTGAGATGGGTTTCTAACAAGATCAACGTCCGTGAGAGACGAACCGGTGCTTTTTATAAAATTGTCTAGAGAAGTCTTTGTAAATGTTTGTATTACCAATTCCTTAGAGGAAATAAGCCGCTTGTTCATTACAGAGAGTATATGAAGAATATTTGAAACGGCTTTATCCTCTTCCGATAATTTAGTTTTATTGCTGGTTATTGTTTTTCTAAACTCAGATATTTTAACGAAGTCTCCAATGAAATTTATTTGTCCCGGAAACACATTAAGGGCTCTACCAAATCCAAATGCCGGAGTATTAAGAAGAGGCTGAATTCTTTGCTGCGTTTGCCCAATAAGCGTTGGAGAAATTGATGTAAATGCCGTTGGCAAAATGCTTACATTCAAAGAATTTTGCTGCCCAGATGCGCTCGGCGTCCTAGTTCTTTCCCTGGAAAGGTCTAGATTAAACAATGAAAATGGTGCAACTGGAGGTGGTTTGTTTGTTGTTTGGTTTAGGAGATTAAATCCAAATATTTTTGCAATATTTGGTTTTACCGTGGTTATGTCCTTGATTATTTTTGAAACCCCATCTATTAGGTCTGTATCTATTGTCGCACTTGCTTCCACATAACTTGTACCCTTGTTAAAGGTACTAAAAGCGTATCTGTTGACAAGAGCAGAAAACGTTTCATAAATAAGCAAAAGAATAGTGCTTGTACTAAAGTAATTTTGTCTTGTTCTGCCGCTGTTGTCCGGTAAGAAATAGACCTGGTTAGAAGAGATGGAGGCATTCTGATCCAGCTTAACGGCAACGTCAATAAATTCCTTACAAATATTACTGGAGGCTGGACCTATAGCAAAAATATTGTTCAAAAGAGATTCCTTGAGTTCGCCTCTTCTGAAGGAAAGAAGATACCCAGAATTTTTTGGCGTTCCCATAGAACCAAAAATTTGCAGATTTGTTCCTAGTGTCAATATTGGGCCAGAAATTGCAAGAGGAGTAATTCCGGGAGTTGGGGAAGGAACGCTTCTGGCAAAATTAAGGTCCAATAAAGTAATATTGGTAAGGTTATTTACCAAGGCAAATACTTTGTCTTCTATGCTTTGAGCGAGGTCTTCTATATACGGTCTTAGAACAGCCTGACCACCTTTAAGGTCTGGGTTCTCTGTAGGTGCAACTTTTACAAATTGAAAATTTCTGATGTGGCTAAGTTCTGTGGCAAGTTTTTCAAAAATAGTTTTTTGATCTGCTCTAGACACCGAAGATAAGCCTAGAAGTAATAGGTACTCAAATACCAAATTTTTTAAAGTGGTATCTGTATTTGCTAACTTGAACAGAGCCAAGGTTAAAGCTTGATTTTTGCTTACGCTGTTTTGGTTTGTAAGGCCAGAAGTTGCCTCTGCAAACGAGGTTAAAAACATGTCATAAACAGAAGTAGGCGAAAGATTGCTGGTTTGATTTAACTCAAGCAAAGTTTCAACCGTATTTTTTGCATCGCCAAAAACATTGTTAAATCTATTTACAAACGAAATATATGGCTGTGTATTAAACCCGGTTGCGCTTGTTGTCAAGATGCTATCAACGAAATATGTGCTGCCAGGCACATACACTTTTCTTTCGTCCTCCGAGTCAACGTAAACGCTTTCAAAGGGCAAAACAAGATTGTTTGTGTCTATGTTGAAAAGAGTAAGATTGGCAAGGGAATTTGTTACTCCCCTCGGTTCGTTAAAAATGGTATCTCCAACTTCCCCAATAATGTTGTCAAATGGATTGCCAGAGTCGCCTTGCTGATATTTTTCCCTAAGGTTTTTCTGAACATCGACTTTACCCATCTCCTTGGAAACCCTTAGTTCCTTTGAAAGGAAATGAGTAAGCAGTTTTATTCTGTCGTCAGAATTGGAAGGTAGGGAGTTCAAAAACTGATTGAAAAAATTGCTTTTATTTGCGAGCCTTGGAACTGTTTCCGATCTAATAGAGGCGGGCGTGAAAGTGAACCCGTTTGTTTGCGTGTATGTTTTGTCAATTTTAATCGGACTTATATCGTCTCTTCTATCTGGGTCAACCAAGTCGAACAAAGACAAAGAATAACCCTCAAGGATCTTTCTAAAGTCAGACAATAGCTGATTTACAATTTTTGTATCTGAGAAATTAGCAAACTTACTCTTAGGATAGAGCATTTTTCTGTTATAGAAATCTGCTAGCGAAAGGTATTTGGTAGTGTCAAAGGATGACACCGGAATCTCTTTTGGGTCAAGAGAATCTTTAACATTCTCTATTTTGTCTATAAGATCCGCAAAGTAGCTAAGAGTTGTTTTGGTTGAAGTCAGACCAGCAGAAAAATTTGACTTAATTGTGTCAAGTTGGATTCTGAAATCCCTTTTTCCTCTTATGTCCTTCATCAATCTTTGAATTGTTATAGCCCTAGTTTCGTTGGCTTGGTACTGGGCTTTTATTAACTGTTCCGCACTCTCAGTATTATTTCTAGAGCCCAACTTTCCCGTTCCGTCGATAGGGGTAAAGTTCATCACAGAAAGGATTTCTGGTCTAAACACAGAAATGCCATTTTTTTCCACGGCCTCAAATTTGCTATTTGCTATTTTGAACTGAGAAACTCTTAGAGAGTCTGGCTCATATTTTTTTAGTCGCGGTGTAATAGAAGGAGAAATAAATCTTACAATCGGCGGTAGCCTTATTTCTCTTACGATACCCGGGGCAAGAAGGTCTGGCTGAAGATTTCTTACAGTTGTTATTGTGGGCTGTGCTGGCGTCCTGGCGCTCGGGCCGATGGCACCACCAGACGAACCTATCGTGCCTGTAGTGGTACGAATTCCGGCAACTGTCGTTGTGGTAGTGGTGGACGTACCGGTGCCTCCCCCAGAAGAGGTAGGCGAAACTGACTGCTGGGATACGTTTCCTGTTGGGGCTGGTGTTCCCCTAAATCCTATACCAAAAAGACCCATTAAATTACTACCTCGTTTGTTGGAACCTCTGTTCCTCTTGTAAAGTCATAAAATACCGGTATAATAAAATATGTTAACTTTCCATGTTCGCCATTGTCTAGTTGATCCACAAACTGAAAATAGTTTGTTTCAGATATATTGTGGGATTTTCCTACGACTGTTCACATACCAAGCATTTCTAGAATAATTATGAAGTGGTCTATTTTTGTAACCTGCCCTTGCACCCTCCACTGAATGAGATTGGAGTTTTTACCAAGTTTTTGCGCCTTGGCTTCTGCAACGGCTGGCAAGATATTGGCCAAAGACACGTTTGTTGTTAAAATGTTACCAACAGCCCCAAAAGAAAAAGTTGTTTTGGCATGGTTTTTCTTTCTTGAGCCTTCCGTTGAAATACTTCCTTTTCTTAAGGCAATAGGATGTAGCCACTTAGCCGGTATAAGAGAATAAGAAAGATTCTGGGTAACTACCACAGGTCTTGTAACTTTATCTAGGGTCGTTTCTGCTTTTCTGAAATATGTGGTAACATAATACCTGTATTCATATCCAGCCTCCGGCGGTTTGACGGATTTTACTGCCCCAAATTTTCTGTCAGAAAACTGTTTATCTGCCACGATTCCAAAATCTTCTGTTTCGCCCGTTGTTATATTTGCCCTTTTAATTCCATAGGCAATAATATTTTCGAGCTTGTCCCTGTCCTCTGTTATTCCATCCTGATAATAACTTAAAAGACCCTGAGACTCTAATGTTTTCTTAACGAAGTCAACATCTCCTGGAATCAAAGAAGAAGCTAGGGTAAACTGAACATCTATTTCGGTGCCTGTTTGTACAACGTTAGGTTTTGAAACTGTTGTTTCTACAATGTTTGCAGTTGCCGGCTCATACTCTATTATGAGGTTATTGGAAGCATCCTCGATATCTCCATCTGGATAGAGGAGTTCCACCTTGTACTCATAAATTCTGTTTTGTTTTACATTGTTGTCTGTGGCAAAGATGGGGGCACCGGTTTCTTGATTTGATACCAAAAATGGATTCGTAACAAGATTCCATGTGGATTCAAAAATGCTAAGATTTCTCCTGTAAAGTTTTACCAAGCAGACACCGGGAGGAATATCTCTTATTTCTATGGAGATAGCCCCGGTTACAACCTCGCCTAGTATGGAAACGAAGTTGTGTCTTCTTTCGTATTTTCCAGAAGACCTCTTTTTGATTGGTTGAGCTACTACCGAGTCAAACTCGCTGGACAGAACACCAGACGAATTGTACGGAATGCCTCGATACAGAATGACATTGAAATTATTTACAGCATCCTCTAGCCTTTTAAAATCTTGACCATTTACCGCAGGAATATTTCCTATAAACGTATAGGCAGAGTCAATGACAGGAATACCTTTTTTAATTTCTTTCCTATAAATCGCTACTCCTGCTGCATTCGGGTCAAGCTGTTTTACCTGAACAACATTCTTTCCTGGAATTCCAGATTGCAACACTGCCATTGTTGGTGGCAAAACAGGAATTTCAAGATTTGTAACATTTTTTGCGTGTGGAACAGACACGTTTATTGTTTGTATTTCAACTCCGTTATTGTCAACAAGTTGCAAGACAAGAAAAAATTCACTTACCTGTAAAAGACCAGTTGGTATTTCTAAAATTTCTTGGATGTCTAAGGTTGTTCTAGGTGAGTCAACCATGACGTTGATGAAATCTGTAGGTCTGAGTTGTAGGTGATTCGATAGGTTTATTTTATTGGTCAAATTGCCAAGTAGAGAAACTTTTTGTGTGTCGCTTAATGGTATTTTTGCAAGACTCTTGTTTGGTTGAGACGTAATGCCCCCGGCAACTTTTCTTGCACTCTGAATGGTTTGAGTTCTAGCGCCGGACACCTTAGCCGGGTCTATTCTTCTTTGCGTTAAAAGCTGAAGGGATGCAGACCTAGCCACCGGAACACTTCGCTCTATCGAAGTTGGCACAAGGGCAGTAGAAATGTTATTTTCTAGAATCGGCATTATGATGTTTGATTCTGTAAGCTCCTGGGCGGGCTTAAGTCTTACCGATTTTTCTGTTTTAATAATCCCAGGCTTAAGACCACCTACGGAGGCTGTCTTGTCGTTTGGTATTTTGGCACTTATGTCGGAAATATATGTGAAAAAGACGTTAGAAACCTGCGATCTTCCCTGGTCCTTGTTAAGGGAGCTTTTTTGCAAGAGATTTTTTATTAGCAGGTCCGGATTAAACTGAATAAGAAGCTTGGTTGGCTGCTTTGTGAAAGGTTTCGTGGTAGCAAAGATTTTTACAGTAATGGCCTTATTTTGAACAGCCTTACGTGGATCTACCCTGTAATTAAGCTCATATTTGAAATAACCGCTGTTAGTTATTTCCAAAAGATTAGCAACACCCTCCTCTGGAATGTCGATTATGTTCGTTTCTTTTTTGAGGGAAACTTTCATAGAAATAAATAGAATCTCAAGTAAATTTCCAAATAAATCCACCGGCTGTTTTTCTCTTGTTATTACAACATCCAGAAATTGACGTGTAAGAAATGTTTGTGTTTTTTTCTGCTTCTCTGGCGTTTTTAAACGTTGCTACAATTTCACCACTTTTATTTATTTGTGTAACCGACTTAGACCGAGCCAAAGAAACTGCCAATTTTTGTTTAATTGTTGTATGTTTTCCAAATCTAACATTTTTATTTCCAAGATGAGCAAGGCGATTTTTTTCTTTTACTTCATCTGTCGGCGATTTACCAAAATTTGGATTATTTGAACCCTTAAAATGACCAGTAGATTTATGATGCTCTGATATTTTTCTTTTAGTTTCTTCTGTGTGGTGGGTCCCAAGACGAGGGTGTTTATGCGCTAGCCAGGGATTTTTACGCGTTTTTATATCTTTGATATCTTCTCTTGATATTGCTCGATCTGTCAAATTATAACAAATCTTTCCATTGTCAAAATGAACCTTGAGCCACTTTTCTTCAACCTCTAACCTTTGTTCTTTTGTTGAATTCGGCATATGTTCAATTACATGAAATTCGAGAAAATCATCATGTTCGAGAAGTTTTTTGCACTTGTTGAAGTCGGCTTGTAGGAACTTGTTGTGATGCTTGTTTCTTAGCAATGACTTAAAGTGTCCATTTGTCCATCGATTTTTAAATTCTTTACAGCTTCCAACATATATTCTCCAATTGTGATTGTTGAAAATAACATAAATTCCTGAGGATTTAGAAAGACCATTATAACTGAATTGTGCCATAAAGGTAAGTATATTTAACAGGGGATGTTTTACCTAGTCGAAAACCGCTGTAAAAATATTCACAAACGTAGCTGCCCCGGTACTGTCTATAAAAACCTTGCCAATAAAGAATACGTGTTTTGTTGGGTGCTCCTGGTCGCCCGGGACAGTAAACATGCCAAAGTCTATTGCGTCCAACTTGGTAATAGCATCCCCGGACACCTCAAACATCTGACAAACGAGGTTGTTTTGTTTAGATGTCTGCAGAAATGTGACAGTTTCCTCAAATCCAATTTGACTAGTCCACCTAAGTTCGTCATCCAGGTCAGCGTTCGTAAGAATAGGAGACTGACCGATGCTTGGAAACGTTCCAAGGGAGGAAGTAGTATTTCCTATCCTAGCTCTGTTTACAGGCGGGAGGTACTTGAAATTTGGTACGTGAGAAAGTCTCTTGTCCATGAAAAGGCTTTCAATTTGGTCAATATAACCTTTCTGCAAACTACTTGCCGAAATTGGCAAATTGTTGGAAACCGTAAAAGAAATATTGTCATTTCCGATTAAAAACTGATTAAATCTTTGTTCGAAGAAATCTGGAGAACCAAGTATTCTGAGTCTGGAAAATGCATCAATAGAGGCCGAACTAAGTAAATTTGTAGATAGGCTGGCGAACTCGGAACCCGTGATGAGTTGTACGTCACTTCCAGAGAATATCTGTCCTGCCATTATTTTGACGCCAGAGCTTCTGAAGGCGGAGAGCTTGCCGGAGTCATCGGCCTCAAAGGTAACCTGATCCTGGGGCAGGGAAGTAGCCTCAAAGCATATTCTATAGGTTTCATCCAGG